CCTTAGAGATTTCCTCATAAGGTGCCTGGCGATAACTGCCTCCATCATGTGGCAAAAATGACACACCAGACATTTCATCAAAATGACGATACACCCACGCACCCACGTCCATCCAATCATCTTCTTTAACATTGATGGTGACGGATGGCTTATGCTCACACCATGCCTCTTGGTAGACTGCCCATAGCTCCAGGTGCTTGATTGCGTCAATGTCGTCTCTTACTACTGCGCCCTTTGGTGCTTTCATTGGGAAAGAGAATACAGTTGTGGACTCGGGCTTCATAACATCTGGTTCCCAAGGCACACCTTTGTCTTTCATAAACCGTGTGAGAGGATCTTTATTATCAGCCCGAACACGACGAATATAGAAGTTAGAATGGCGAGGGTGGATACCACTGGCCGAATCGCATAGTTGAGATACAGTACCAGAAGGTTTAACGCAAGTAATAGCAGCAGCGGGATTGATTCCAAGAGTAGTTGCGAGTCCATTGTTTACCTCAATAGCATAATCACGTAGAGAAGCAAGGCGTGCCTTAATCTCTTTATCGTGTGGGTTGTTGAATAGTTTGGAGTCATAGATACCTGTAAAAGAAACACCAAGCAGTCTTTCTTCTTCGGCGTTCTTAACCCAAATCTTTCTTAGATAAGGAAAGTCTGTTAAAGTAGATTGGAAAGTACCGAGTATAGTAGCAACCTCAATCTTTTCTTTAATATCCTCAATAGTATCGGCTGCTCGTATGACGACCTCTGTAAGATTACAGAAACCGTATGGTCTAAGGATGATTTCAGAACATGGGTTTGTTCCAAAATTTTGTTCGTGGTCTCGGCGTCCATTTCGTTTAGCAATTTTCTGACATGCTTCACGACTGAATAATCCTCTCTCACCTGATTTTGACTCGTATAGCGATACCCACTCGGACATGAATGAACCGATTTCTGGTTTCTCATTATACACGGCTGAGTTGTTTGATAATGCTCTCTGTGGGTTGGCCTCCCACCATGCACCTGCCTTAGCGTGGCGCATACGGTCATCTGATAGATTAGATAGTGATATCATAGCAGACCGACGCACACCACCGACCACTACAACCTCACCAATCTTACACATGATATCATGGCATTCAAGTGAGGTAAGACGGCGACCATGAGCATTGCGGAACATCTTAACAGTAAACTTAAATAGTTCCGAAAGTGGGCCTGGTCCAGATGAACGGCCACCAAATGTCTTTAACGGGGCACCGGCAGGTCTTACCTTATTCAGGTCCCACTTTGGAACTTCGCCCGTATAGAGAAGCGCAATAAGCATACGGAGAGCCTTTGCCCATCCTTCCTTACTGTCTCTTACGACGATTACGGTTTCAGAGTCAAATAGTTTCTCTGGAATTTCTGGCAATTGATTAATGAATTGGCGTTCAACGGAGAACCCAACACCTGTGCCACATAATAAAATGAACATGGCCTCATCGAATGCCTTAGGGTCATCAATAGGAAGAAACGAACAGTTATAACCACAAGTGTTGTCTCTTTCTAATGCCTTGCCTGAGGTCATTAAGGCTCGCATAGATGGCATAACCTTGAGGTCTTTTATAGCATCAAATAGACGACCACGAATAGGTGTAATATCATAACTATACTTGTCTTTTAGATGATTTTGCATAAAGTCGAGATATCGGTCAATTGTCTCTCCCCAATTTTCTCTTCGGTTCAATTCAGGTAGATATCTTGAGTATCTTGATTTGTAAATAAATTCTTGATATAGGCTGTCCATTCTTATCCCTCTTACAATATACGGTTAATTAATTACCAAAAAGGCCACCAAGGTTTATCTTTAGCATTAGGCACTGGATCTAAAAACCAGTATTCTTTTAATGATGGAAAGTGATTTAGTATTTCTTCACGGGCACCAATAGCAATCTCTCTGTGTTCTTTCTGCGTACCTTCTTCGGCACGGACATCAATATAATGGATCCAACTTCTTAGTGTTCCAGACATATATAGTCGTGATTTAGTTAAACCTTCTGGCAAAACAACTCTTGCTTGCTCTTTAGCAACACCATTCTCAATCGCCCACTTATATGCCAATCCTGCTTCGTGTGTTTGCTGTAATTGCTTTGCGTGCCATTGCTTACACAATAGTTCATCAGATGTTTCAATAGAGTTTTGTCTATTCTTCTTATCCTGTAGTCTTGCTTCTCTCTCAACAAATCCAAGATCCTTTGTAGGATCGGCATAACGCTGACTGAACTCCTGAAACGAAAACGACCGATGCCGAATGATCTGATGAGAAATATCCCTGGTAGTTTCAATGTCCATTGTAACAGAAACCATTTCAAATGGCGACCAGTGTTTATTTCTGATTAGATACTTTAGGAGTTTTGGTGCGGTTAGTGTATTATTCTGATTAGATGGATTTGATACTCTGGCCGTATAAGCAATGAACTCTTCGGCACTCATTGGTGTTGGATCGGTTATGGATGTTGCTATTGTTGGTTGTGTAATAGCAATAATCTTTACACTCATATCTTACTCCACTGGTTCATTTTAATTGTTGCTTCAAGGCCTGAGAATGTATTGGTATCTATAATATGCTGGATGGCAGCAGTAGACATTTCAGATTTTATCATATCATTAATATCTTTCTCTTTAATATTATTAGGCCAAATACAAATATCATATCCGAAGGCAATTGTTTTCCTCATATTAGAAACAATCTGTTTATTCCTCGGTTCATTATCATATACGAAAGTATATTGATAGTCAAGTCCTACGACAGCAGCAGCTTTATAAAGAGCAGCATCCATTGTAGCGACACAATTCCCCAGAAACAGACTATCAATAGGTCCTTCAACAACATATATTCTTTTACTCGTAGCAATCTTATTCCAACCGAACAGTTTTATGGACTCCTCGGAAACTTTCATTGTTATGTATTTGATTTTGGAAGGGATGATTGCCCTACCTTGAACACCTTGTAGAATACCATCCTTATCATAAAAAGGAATGACGATGCGATCTTCCTTATATAGTTCTTTTGTATTCTCTGGAATTAACTCTTGAATAAACTCCTTAAAGTTGGAGGCATAATAAAGACCTTCTAGTGGTACTTGTCTATTCTTTAGATATAACTTTGCTGGATGATCGTCGGAGAGCACCTGGATGGTCGGGAGGTTGATGGTCTTAGGTGTATTGAATGTGGGTCTGGTTATGAATACCGAAGCATCTATCTTTGTTTCGGTATTAGAACGATCAAACTTTTCTAGAAGGTATTCTTTATAGAGATGTGGGTCTTCCTTTTTCATAAAGTTGATGAATGAAGTTGAGGTGCCACAATTATGGCACATAAAGAAAAAGGAATCTTTTCTCTTATAGATGTATCCACGGGCCTTTAGTTTATCCTTATGAGAGTCTCCACAAACGGGACAGCGGAAATTCCATAAAAATTCCCCCCTCTGCTTAAACTGTTGGAGTTTGGGCGAGAGGAGGGAGACATATTTTTTATCAACATATAAGGACATATTCCACCACAATCATAATGAACTTGTTATATTATATCATACTCAACTCTATGTCAAGTATTATTTTTTCTTAGATAGGGTTTCTTTTATTCCTTGGACCTCTTCCCAAAGATTTTTCCTATCAGCATCGGTGGTAGATACTCTACGAGATATGGTATCTTCTATATGTTCCACTCGCTGTTCAAGGTATGTAAGTTTAGTTACAATTTCCATATCTCTAACTTTAAGGTCACTTAGTTGCCATAGTAGTGACACGCCTATACCACACACGGCAATTACTGCTGTTATAGCGTGTGGTAAAAAGCTCAATAAATTAATGCCACCACCATCGTCATCATCATCGTCGTGGTCGTGGTTTTGTCTTGCCATTTCTTTTACTTTCTCCTGTGTTACCACCTCTTCGGCCTCCTAACCGCTGGTTCTGGATTCTCCGAAAGGTTTTCGTCTATATACATATCATCATTCACATCACAAACATCTTCGCCCAAATCAGATGTTTGTGAAAACTTCCCTTGGGCGAAGAGTTTAGTTCTTAATAAGTTTTCTTGACCTCTAGTATAAGCCGCAACACCTATAATCATACCCATTGCGATATGGTAGAAACCTCCTTCTTTAAGTGTTAAAGGTTCCCATTTCCATTCTCCACCTCCATGTTTAGCATACCAAAATGCTATTAATGGAAATACAATAAAATCACACAAACATACCACAAAATATTGCCAAGACATCATTGGTCTCCAATATTTGCGAATCCAACCTTCTTCTTCAACTACAACTACAGGTGGTTGTTTAGCCATTATTATTCTCCAAATCTATAGCAACAAAGGTTGGTAAAGGTGCTGTAGCAACTACTTCTGACCTTTGTGGTAAATCTTGTTTCGGTTTTTCCACTTTAGGTCTCATTTCAAGTAATGCTAATGCTCTCTTAGCCTTCTGTAACTTTATTCTTCTATCTTTAAGTCCGTTATAACCGCCATTAATAAGTTTGGTTACCATTTCAACATTGTCTTCCTTGGCCCACTTACTAAGGTTGCGACTTTTCCAATACTCTAAAGCCGTCTGCACCGATATTTCTGGTGTAGCAGCGAGGCCTGGGTTATTAACAAGGTCAACACCCAATTTCTTGCTCATTGTGGTATAGTTGGCGCGCCCAGTTAATTGAAAAATACCGCGACCTTTATAACGCTTACCATCTCCTGGATAAACATTACCTAAATCACGGCGACCTTCATATCCGGCACCAGAGGCATATTCTTGAAGGGTTTTAAAACCAGCACTCTCATGAGCCGCCTGGGCCAAGAAATGTGCTAACTCTAACGGAGTATTTAGGCCATATTTCTCAAGATATTCGGGTAAATATTGAATTAATCCATCAGTAACAGATTTACTTACAGGAGAACCTGCGACTGTTCTTAGTAATTCTGGTGTAATATTCCATCTCATACTTTATCCCCTATATCTGATATACCTCATTTCGCCAGTTTTTTCGTTTTGAATGGCAATAGGCCCATTATTATTGGAAGCATATTCTCTAATCTCAGCATAACAATCATCTTCTTCAAGATAGGTGCGCCAATGCTTACCTTTACGCTTCTGCATAGTTAGATTATGAAATAGACTTGATGATACCTCAAATACCGCGGCGCCAGCAAAACTTTCTTTACGGCGACTTTCAACAATATTGTTTGGTTGTGATCTTTTAATCATATCAGGAAACAGTAATGGTGTTCTTGTCTTACCATATTTTTTCTTTTGAACCTTTGGTGATACACCTGGTTCAGCATTAGGAGGAACACCTATACCTGCTACAGAACCTCCACCAGCATTATTAGTTGGTGCGTCTTCCTTAATCATCAAATGCTCCTTAATATATCTGCGATCTTTAAATCAACAGGTATTTCTTCTTGTCTTACATGGTATTTATTAAATGTGACTGTTAAATGATTAGGCAAATAGTTGAGGAATATTAAAATAGTTTTTAAAAGTGGGTAATCTTCTTGGTCAACTTTAAAGAATAGCATGTTAACGGTTGCTTCAACACCAAACACATTAGAAAGGATGATAACATGGTTTAGAACAAGTCTTTCCTTGAACTCTCCAATCTGTCTATATTTTCTTAACAGTCTTTTAACATACTTTATGCGTTTAAGATCGTCCTCAAACTCCGATTGTAGAATGTGAGGACGATCATAATATTTAGCAGCATATATCAAAAAGTTATCATCATTTAAATCAAACATTTACATATTATTCTGATGCCAAGTTATGCTTTGATGGATTATACTTGCTTTTTGGAATACGACGAACTCCACCGCCAGCAGCGGCACGAGGATCACCTTTATTCGTTACAAGAACGGTCTGTGTATCTCTCTCTTTACCAAGACCACGGCGAACAACAGTGTTTGCCTTAGTTTTGAATCTCTTTAATGGAGAGGCCTTTTTAACAGAACCCATTGCTTCTTCCATATTTCTTGGAGTTTCAGTAGAAGGATCAAACTCGACTTTTTCTTTTAACTTTTCACGGTTCTTAGCCTTCCAAGCAGTAGCAAAGGCAATGCCTTTTTCTTTGGCGGTTAGACCATCTTTAGCATAACCTGCCTTGATGTGCTTAACCATACGCTCATACTTGGCACCTGGAGGGGCCTTCTCATCAAGTTTCTTATCGCTATGGGTCATATAGTCATCAACAGAAGTAATACCATCTTTAGCAACAGATAGTTTACTCTGAACCCATGCTGGAAGATTCTTTGGATTTTTCATCATTGAAGCTAGATTTGACGACTTTGCTCCTATGGCCTTTAGTTGTGATTTGGCCATATTTGTTTCATCGGCAGCATCGGTTTCTTCTTTAACAGCGACATGCTTAGAATAGACATCGCTATCTTTGCCATAACCATGACGACGAGCCATTGACTTTAGGTGTTCTTCTGATTTACCAGCAAACTTCTTTTTCAATTCGTCTGGTGTCATGTTAGCAAGTT